ATCGTACTCAGGGTTGCAAAGCCATATGCATGGTTTTCCCCAGTCCAGAATGGTTCGTTTGCGCTTATACTTGTCGGTAAGAACGAATGATCGCTGACATCCAAGAAATGACTTCCATTGGGGGAAGTACTTGATATCGAAGTCGTCAAGAACGATGTATCCGGCTGAATCGTCCCAGTCATCGAGGTTGAATTGCCCGCAGAAGTATATATGTTTTCCAAGTGATCTGGCCCACTCTGTTTTTCCGAAACGGCTAGGTGAGACAAGCACGAGAGAACGGGGTCGTCCTATCTTAGGGTTAGTGTCAGATTAGAGATTGAACGGGCGGGTTAGGGTCAGGGTTAAGTTAGTATCTGTTTCATGTCTGAGAGAGATATATATATACCTGAGAAGCGAGGTTTACTCTCTTCCATTCGGCCAATCCATCGGGTTCCACAAACGTCGTGTACGTTGGACTATATTCTGGTTTGACGTCTGCCCATCGTCGTTCTGCGAAGTACTCGAGCTGAGCGTAATGGAGACATGCGTCGCGTGGATAATTCTCAACAACAGCTCCAAGAAAGTCGTCTCTCCCGCTGGAAGTGTCAATAATCTCGCCGTATCTGATGGTAGTCGATGAAGCTGACTCAACGTTCCCAATATAATCTCCTCCCTTTTGTACATAGGCAAGCACTCGGGCTTTGCTTCCGACCGCAGATATGTTAGGGTGACGTCCATCCACGTCGAAATAACGGCAGTCTCTGGTGTCGATTCGCTGTCTGTACCATTCAGCATAAGCGTGAAGATGATTTCCCCCCCCCTCATGCTGCTCGAGTGCAACACAAGCCCATCTAGCACGGAGACCGTCGCAAAGGTGTTCGAGTAAGCGTTCCTTCGTGAGCCCGTCTGATTGAGGGTACGTGAGGAAGACTCGTTTGGCGCAGAATCGGAAGCTGTCATTTTCTTCAAGCGGGAGCGATGGGCGGACAGACATTAATATTACCTGTCCGCATCGCGGAAAGCGGTAGCTTATATAAGTATAAAAGGGTGCTGCGCACTTGAAAATTTTTTCGATGGTTGAGTACGATCTACGCCACCACTACCATTCTAGGAAACGAGGTCGGGATCTGACCAATTCAGATCTAAGAAGCAAGTCAAAACGGACTCGCTTGCACGACTTAGAAAAGCCTTTAGAGGCAATAGGCCTAACAGAGGAAGCCCATTTAGTCGAGGAGGTAGCCGATTTAGTCGACGAAGCAGAGGAGTGGTACGAGGAAGTAACCAATCCCGTTCCAAGTTTAGCAAACAATCAACAGTCGACCAATCAGGGATTAACAGGAGCAGTCTCTTCAAGAGTGCACCCTGGAAGTCTTGGGAGAAGATTCACAAGAAGCCCAAAGATGGCAAGGAGATTCAGACGGGGCCGGAAGGGCCGCCGTCGACGCCCGACGTTCAAACGCAAGGTCAAGGGCATTATTCTATCAATGACCGAAACGCAACGTATACTCGACCCAGTACCGCAAACGACACTGTCATGTGGTGACGGTACTACACGTACACTGTACATTGCCAATACTGTATCACAACTTATCAACGGGTCCGATACTAATGAAGTCGCTGGAAGGACGTTTTGGATTAAAGGTCTCTGGATGCGTGGACGTGTCGCGCTTGATCAGACTACTAATACTCTTAAGATTCGTATCATGTGTATCGCTACTCATCAGTTTGCTGATCTTCCAGTTGGTCTTACTACGTACGGTAACACTACTACAGCACTTACCAATCCCACACAGGCGGCTGCTGCCAATGCAACGAATATTCGCATGTTCGAAACAAGTGCAGCAGAGGCAGCTGGTCAACCGTCAGCAGCTTATGTTGGCAATGCATCTGGTATTGATATTTTGGATATGGATTACGTCAAGGTGTTACGCGTACAAGAGATATGGATGTCACCGGATAAAACGTTACCGTTCAGAGATATTGATCTTTACGTACCTATTAATCGTCGTTGGTCATTTGCAACAGATGTTGACGAGGGTGCCACCGATCAATTACGCTCGTATCGAAACATGAATTATTACTGGACAATCCAAGTATTCAGTAACAGTAACGCCAACAATATTCTAGTAGCTCAAGATGTTCTTTTCACTGGAGATATGATAATGTATTTCAAGGAGTTGTGAATAAAGACTCACTTAGTTGAATAAACTCGCAGTTAACATTTAGCCAATCTATGGAACTACGTACTCCATTGGGTCCTCGTATATCGTACTCAGGGTTGCAAAGCCATATGCATGGTTTTCCCCAGTCCAGAATGGTTCGTTTGCGCTTATACTTGTCGGTAAGAACGAATGATCGCTGACATCCAAGAAATGACTTCCATTGGGG